TTTTTACTTTTTCTAAAGCAATAGTGTCCTCTCCGGGAACAATCATTTTTCCTGTATCTCCGTCTACAATATCTGGAAGTCCGGAAGTATGAGTAAGGAATTGTTTGATTGTAATCTTACGCCAGGGTTCCGGAAGATTGCCAAGATATACTGATGCATAGTCATCGAGTTTTAGCTGTCTGTTTTCAATGAGTTTCACAAGTGCGGTACCTGTGAAGCATTTCGTCATCGAATTAATAGGAAAAAGAGTATTGATAGTTACTGGGATTTTGTAGGGAATATTAGCTGTCCCATATGCTGCGAGTTTTATTATTTTTCCATTTTTAATAATGGCCACCTGCATTCCCGGAATTCTGTTATATTTCATTTTTGCCTTAAGAAAGGAATCTATTTGCTGAGAGGAATTCTGTGCAAAAACGGGTTTATTACATATCAATATTGAAAAAATAATACCAATCCGATAGATGATAGATATGATAGCTTTCATATCAATATTTTTAGATATTTCTTTTAAAGACATTACTATATAATTTTACCTGTTAAGGTACTAATTAAATTAATGTATGTATTTATAAATTAAGTATTTATGTATTTTCATAAATTGATTTTCTTTAAAAGCCCTGTTTGCTGGTGTAATTATTAAACATTTTAATTAGTAATTTCAATTATTAGATTACCCGATAAAGCTTTAGATAAATTAATGATTATTATATTTTTGAAGGTGTAGCAAATCAATTTTTTTAAAATTAAAATCTGAAATAAGACTTAATACTTTTGAGAGCCTTACTGATGGAGAATTTGTAAAAAGCCACGTCTTCTTATTTATCTATTGTCGCGATTTGTTTGAAAGTGTTAGTTTTCTGTTTGAAAATCATTATACCAAAGCTCTTATACAAGGGTAAATTTGCATCCATGAAAGATAACCGATATGAAAATAAAGGAGCCATTACTAACTGGATTTAGAGTTTACCACCAAACCAACACTTCAGAGAACCTTATCGACTATAATAGGTCAGATCTTTACAAAATATGCCTTTTTACAGGAACAGGTAAAATCTTCTTTAATGAAAAAGAGATTTCTATTGATGGGCATGTATTGTTTTTCGGAACGCCACAGTTTTTCCATGGATTCGACAATAATACAGTTGCCTATCAGGCATATAGTTGTGTTTTTACAAAGGGTTTTATAAAAGAGTTCCCACTGGTGAGGAATTTTGAAAAAGATTTTTTATTTCATAAAAATACCGCTCCGGTTTTTAATCTCAATGAATTACAGAGGATTCAATTGGTTACCATTTTTAAAGAAATGCTCTATGAACAGAGTCATCAGTACCGCTACAAAGGCGATCTTATCAAAAGCTATCTTAAACTTATTATTCTGGAAGCTATGAAGCCTAATCCATTTGAAGGTGTTTTCTATAAAAACATTTATAAAGTATCCATTGTTTGAAAATCATACAAATCTGTTTGAAAACCTTTATGCCGTAGAGGAGTATCCTCGTTAACTTTGTTTAAGAAATTAAAGAATAATATCATGACACAAAAAGCAAATTTCAAAAATAATAATCTGACTATATCGGGGCTATATTCTTGCCGGAAGGGTTTGATGAAACAAAAAAAATATTCAGCTTTAGTAGTGAGTCATCCTGCAGGTGGCGTTAAAGAATAAACTGTAAGTATATATGTTGAAAAAATGGCTAAAAATAGATTTATAGCATTAGTGTTCGATGCTTCATATATTACCGCAACAGAACTTCTTGTTGATGGAGGTTTAACAGCAATTTAATTAAAATATTAATAATAATCCAGAGGCTGTTGAAAAAGCAGCTTCTTATAAAAAAGAAATAATGAAAAAAGTTTGGTTTATAACAGGAGCCTCATCCGGCTTTGGTAGAGAATTGGCAAAGTTAGTATTGGCAAAAGGGGATTGTGTAATACTCACGGCCCGTCGCTTGGAACCTTTACAGGAAATTGCAGCAGGATATAAAGATTGCTCATTAGCATTACAATTAGATGTTACAAATGCAGAAGAGCGTAAGAAGGCGCTTAAAACAGTAACTGAAAAGTTTGGCCGTATTGATGTATTGGCAAATATTGCAGGTGCAGGTTCCTATGGGGCAATTGAAGAATTCTCTTCAGAACAAATTCGTAGACAAATGGAACTAAATTTCTTTGCCGCAGCAGAATTTTCACGTGAAGTATTGCCTCAAATGCGCGCTCAGGGATCAGGGCATATTCTGAATCTGACCAGCATTGCAGGCTTGGTGGCTTTTCCTGGCAGTGGTTTGTATAATGCTTCGAAATTTGCGTTAGAAGGATTAACTGAAGCTTTACATCACGAAGTCAGACCTTTCGGAGTAAACGTAACACTAATTGAACCCGGGGCATTCCGCACCGAATTCGCAAGTAGTGCCGCGATGAAAGCTGAGGGAGCAATTAACGACTATGCTCCGCTAAGTGCAGGAATGGAAGAATACTACAGCACGCAAAATGGCCAGCAAATGGGAGACCCAATTAAAGGCATGCAGGTTGTTGTCGATATGGTTGAAAGTGATAATGCTCCTGTACGCTTAATGCTTGGTGAGGATGCTTATCAGTTATGGGAGGGAGCTGTTGCTTCACGCAGCCGTGATCTTGCCAAATGGCGCAAGCGTGGTGAAGATACGGCTATACCAGGAGCTTTAAAGAATACCGCGGAAGCCCTTTAATCAATCATAATATAAATTCATAGAGAGCTTCAAGGGTAAATACAGCTTTTAATGATGCCGAGTTTAAAGAGATAACACTACAAGAATATTAAAAAAGAAAAAAATGATGACACAAAAAGTAACATTCAAAAACAGAAACTGGGAAGTTGCTGCGACGCTTCAATTTCCTGAAAATTTTGACGAAAACAAACAATATCCGGCAATAGTATGCGCTCACCCAATTAGCAGCTGCAAAGAACAAGTCTCTGGAGCTATTTATGGTAAAGCTCTTGCTGGCGTAGGATTTATCACCCTTGCTTTTGATGCCTCCAATCAGGGAGAAAGCGGCGGAGATGTTCCTTTTTTGGAGGATCCTGCAACCCGTGTAGAAGATTTTCGTTGTGCTGCGGATTATTTAACTACACTTTCTTATGTAGATAACAACCGTATTGGTGTATTGGGAATTTGCGGCGGCGGTGGTTATGCTGTAAATGCAGCCATGACAGAGCGGCGTTTCAAAGCCGTGGGAACCGTTGTTGCTGCCAATTATGGAAGAATTATGCGTGAAGGAGATTACAGTGCAGACTCTGCTATTAAAACATTGGAAGCTATTGCTAACCAACGTACAGCAGAAGCAAACGGTGCAGAATCATTTATTACCACTTATATTCCCGTAAACGAAGAAGCAAGAAAACAAGCTGGCATCAATGATATTGATATTGTAGAAGCTGTGGATTACTATACAACAGTAAGGGGGAAACAATCAGGCTCTCCTAATAAATTGTATTTTACAGGTTTGGCTCCTGCTTTTGGTTTTGATGCATTTCATCTGGCAGATCATTTACTGACTCAGCCGTTGATGATAATCGCAGGTGAAAAACCCGGAGCTTTTGGCTCTTACAGGGATGCATATGAACTTTTTAACAAAGCTGCTTCTAAAAATAAAACCTTACATATTGTGCCCGGAGCAAGTCATTATGAACTATACGATCAGCCTAAGGCAACTGGTGAGGCATTAGAAAAATTAATACCTTTTTTTAAAGAAAATCTAAAGGGATAGTTTTTTAATTATAATATTTCTGTTTATCTATAATAAAGTGATATGAAGTGTATCCTCCCGAAAGGGGGGGAGTTTTTATTATGAGTTATCAAAAGAGCATCCATTATATTATTTGATTTTCTTATTTTTAAGATATGGAAAATGCAGTATTAAAAACAACTGATGATCTGAAAGACCTCAATGTTAAATTAAAAGGATTTCGTGTATTTAAAGTAGAGGAATCATTTAGAGGGGTACCGGAATATTCCCGGAAAAATTTTTATAAAATATGTCTTCATTATGGAGAGAGTATTGTTCATTATGCTGATAAAAGTGTTGCGGTAAAAGGATATACTCTTTTTTTTGGAACACCTCATATTCCATATTCATGGGAAATAGAATCTGAAAAACATAATAGTTATACCTGTATTTTCACGGAAGGATTTCTAAGCAATAATGAGAGGCTTGAAAGCCTTCATAATTCGCCTCTTTTTAAAGTAGGAGGAACACCAGTTTTCACATTGGAAGAAAATTCTTATCGGTTTATCAAATCAGTTTTTGAGAAAATGCTAGAAGAACAGGATTCTGTTTATCATTATAAAGATGAACTCATCAGAAACTATATCAACCTTATTATCCATGAAGCTCATAAAATGCAACCTCTAGAAAATTATTTCACTGCCAATAATGCACCCTCCAGAATTTCAGGTTTATTTATGGAGTTATTGGAAAGGCAATTTCCGATCGATAATCCTCATCAGCCATTAAGCATAAAGAATCCAAATGATTTTGCTGAAAGATTAAATATCCATGTCAACCATCTTAATCGATCCGTTAAAGAGATTACAGGAAAAACCACTAAAGATCTTATTACAGAAAGGATTATAATAGAAGCTAAAGAGTTACTACATTATACAGATTGGAGTATTGCAGATATTGCTTACTCACTTGGATTTGAGTATCCAACTTATTTTAATAATTTTTTCAAACGAGTAACCGGAAATACCCCTAATGCATGGAGGAAAACAGCTGTTGTCTGAAAAACCTTAGTGAGACTTAGTATTTATAAAATATTACTATTCAAATTGTAAAATATTCCACGGTGATATCAAATATAGCTGTGATCAAGATGGAGATTATATCACTTAGAATGCATGATCTTGTCATCACTTTCAAGATGATGAATACATTCTGATAAAGAAAGAATGTAAAGAAAAGGTTGAAAAATTAGAATATCAATTAAGTAAATTATATAACAGTGGGAATATTGAAACTAAAGGTGAGGTTATTGGTTGGATCTTTCCTTTTGTAAACTTCTAACTGCTAATATTGAAACAACATTTAGATCAATGTTTTCTCATGTATTGTATAATATTTTATGTTTATTTTCATAAAATAAAAAAGGCTTAAACAATGTTTAAGCCTTTTCATTGTACCCAATGCCGATGAAATGTCGAACTATTTAGTACAAGATTTAGAGCGTATTTCTGCATTATCTAATATTAAAAAACCTTTTTTGTGACCTTGATAATTATTTTTTAAAATGCTTTTATCTAGGATATGTTTAGTCTTCAATTGCCTTTTAAATACTCGGTGAATATCTTATAAAATATGCTGAAGCATTTTGGATTTACTTGATAACAAAAGAAATGTTTCTCTGAAAGATAAGTTCGTTCTTAGAAATCTTCTTGGAGGTATCCAAGTATAAGAGACTGTGTTCTTTACTCGCCTTATAATGAACTAAAATACCTAGAACCTGAAATAACTAAGGAGGAAGAAAAATTTATTCCGACCTTAATGTATGTACAAAAGTGTGTATATAAATAAACCGCTCATGTTTACGAGCGGTTTGTAGATCCACAGGGATTCTGTAGTCAATATTAAATATCCTCAATTCCGAGAGATATTTTTTTTAATTTTTCCAGTTCTCTTTTTTTATTATAGATAGCATATATTTCAGTTGTCTTCCCATTTAAATGTCCTGCCATTCCTTGTGCAACTTCAATCCCATACAGCTCAGCAATTTTATCGAGAAATAGATGTTTTAATGGATAAAATGTTATATCAATATTAAATCTTTCTTGAATATACCTTTTCCAATATTTCCCTGGTAAATCATGTGTTATTGGTTCACTCCGTAACTCTGGAGAAAAGCCGATTCCAAATAAATAATCATCCTCAAAAATACACTTATCAACTTGCATTTTCCAGAACGGTAATGCCTCTGGTATAATTGCACGAATTTCTCTAACGTGAGAACTTCGCTTTTTAACAGTAATAATAAATTCTTGTTTTTCAATATCAACTTCTGATCTTTTAACTCTTAACAGTTCAGTTGAACGACATCCCGACATATGAAATATTTGGCAATAGTTTGCATAATCTGGATATTTGTCTAAAAGAAAATTATAAATTTCATCAAATTGTTTTTTAGTTAGAATCTTTCTATCTTTTTTGATATGATTTTTAACCGGAATATATTCACATGGATTCTTAATAAGGCAAGAATTAACACAAAGAATTTTAAACAAAGCAGAAAGATGAATCCTATATTTATTGTAGGAATAATGGGATAAGTTACAATTGTCAAGAATATTTTTGATATGTTTAAGCTCCGTATCTCGTATTTTTAAAAAATCATATTTTAATTTTACAATTATTGGTTGTATTTTTTTTAAGGTAGATTTTATAGATGCAGCATATTCTTTTGTGATATTTTCCATATGATCATTAAGAGCTAATTCTAAAGCTTCCATTAAGTATAGATCAGGAGAATAATCTCCCTGATCAATAGGTTGAAATTTTCTAACCTCAGTAATTAAATTATAGCACTTATCTAGTGCTCTTTGCATTTCTTCTAATAAAATATTAGCTGCTTTAAACCATTCTTTATAATCTTTAAATTCTTTTAATTCCATTTTTCTCCAAAAATAACCTTTCGGATATTTATCTTGATAAACGGTATCATAAAATTTACAACTTACATATTACTTTAGTTTCATTGCTTCCTTTGGAGAAACTTTTTTTGGTTGTAAAAATAGGTAAGCTGGTATAGCTACACCCATTAGTAAACATAGTAAATGTATTAACTGTTAGTGTATGATTAATACAAATTCAAGAATTTTAGAAAATCAAAAAACCCTTATGGGATAAGGGTTTTTGAAAAAGTGAGCGCGGGAGGAGTCGGATACCAATTCCAAAACATTCATTTTTCTTAGTGTTTACCGTAGATTTCAAATAAGCCATTTTCTTATAGTGACAAGATTGTGACAAAAATTAAATTTTAACACATATCCGACTTCTTCAAATTTACTGCTATTAAAATTTTTGTACAAATTTTTAAAATTTTGTTTGCGGTTTTGTACAAAATAATATACTTTTGTTATATAAGAAAATGTCCTTTCCTATTTCGTATTAAGTAGGTATTTTTGAATTATAAAAATTAATTTAAAAATATCTTACAATGAGAAAACTATTTTTACTTGCATTATTAGCAGTTTTAACAGTAGCATGTACTGAAAGAGATCAGGACGAAAACGATCTAAAAATTAAACAAAATGCTAAAAAAAGCCAAATCACCAACCTTAGCAAAGCAGAAGTTGAAAACGACGGTCAAGATCCAAAAGATATTACCCCTCCAAGACGTTAAAAAATTCTTTGCTAGAAAAAGTGTAAAAAAGATTACTTCTGCAACATTAATGATATCTGCATCTTTACTACCGTATGCAGATTTTTTAGTAGATATATTTATTGACACAAAAAAAACGCCATTCCCTAGATTCCAGAATCTATCCTATGGTATTTGGGCATATGCTACTCCAATTTCTTGTTTATTAGTGTTGGCAGTCGCAAAAAAACTTAACCCACCAAAATGGGCTTATATCCCTACAATGTATGTTAACTTATCACAAGTTTTTGCATATTTATATTTACAAGCAAATATTAATATAAAGTCTGACTGGCTATTCAGGAGTATAAATTTTATTCTTACAATAATTATTTTTTTATTGGTAAGAAAAGCTTTTAATAGATATCATGAAGATTCTCATAAAGACGAATTAATGGAAGAATTCATTCAAAGTAGAAAAGAATATGAACAGCAGGACAAAAGAATCTAAACGACTTCTGGAATCCTTTAAAAAAGCTCTACAAGATGGAACAATAACAAGAGAAGAATACGATGCTGCAATACTCTTGTTAATTGACAAAATGAGCTTTATTGAACATAATCCGGAACAAATTAATTATTTACTAAATAAACTTAGTGAAAAAATTAAAAATGATATTTCATTAATAGAAACAATAAAATTATCTTTTTGCATGAACTAAAAAGACTACTTATTTTAATTTTTCAGAGAGTTTTTCTTTGAGATACTTAACTTCTTCGGCCTTCGCACTGGTTAAAAATTCAAATATTAACTGTTGTCGAAGGCCATTTTCATGTACAGCATCCAGTATTCGAGTAAGCTTTGTATTAAGCTGGTTAATGGCATCCATAACTTCATCTAAATTAACATTTTCAGATTTTGAAATGGTTTCAGATATTAAATCAATAGATTCTATTATTTCTTTTTTTTCAGAATCAATCTCATATGTTGATATAATATAATTATAAATATTTTTCAGCTTATCCATAGAAGGGTATTTTGTTTTACCATTAACAATATTAAGAACTGTTGGAAACGTAACATCCTCTACTCTCTCTCCAATTTCATATGCAGAAATTTCGTGCTGGGTTAATTTACTAATCACAATCTCTTTTAATTGTAATATTTCCTCACGTTCTTTTTGTGTTCTTCTCTTCATGGGGGCGTTTTTTATTATCTGAAAATCAAATACTTAAACATTTTCTTATATACTATTTTGCATTTTCTTATACAAAAATGCATTTTCTTATATATTATTTTGTAAGTTTGTACAAAAGTTTAAACAAAAGTATAAAATTTTGTACGAAAATGAACGTATTTATTCAAAAAAAAGTAATTAAAAAACTCTCTGAAGATAGAAATACTCGTATGGAGTTGGCTCTGGCTTTAGGAGTTAGTGAAAGAGCTATCTGGCAGATGGCAGATAGATATACTATTAAAGAAACTGCAAATTCATCATTAACAAAATATGCAGTTATCCAATTTTTTAGAGATAAGGGATTATCAGATGATGAAATCTTTTACATAAAGAAACCGGCTGAAAAGCTGTAATTATTATTCCTAAAGGCACAAAGGGGTAATACCAGCCAATTGGGTGCAGTGCCTTTTTACAGGGGAGTTAGCTTAATGGTAGAGCAAGCGTATGCATACACAAAACAAGTCGGCTAAGGCGTAGGTTCGAATCCTATACTCTCCACAAGGTTATGTTTAGGTGTTGTTAACGAGCCTTTCAATTCGTAGTTCAACACAGGGAAAAGATAATTCCTATCAAAAAAATCTGACATCTGGGAAAGACCAGTTTCATATTATTTATTTGGTGTTGCCCCGGCTCCGTTGTGAAACCTAGGCCGGGTTTTTATTCTAATAACAACTTTAAATTCTAAATATTATGGCAAAACCACTTTCCTTTTATGGCCAAATCAATTACACGCAGTTAAAAAAAGCATTAAGATCAGGTCATATAAAAGCTCAAAGAATTCAAACAAAAAATGGAGAAGAAATAGTTTTCGACATTAATGTATGGGTTCATGAAGAAGCTGATCAGTATAATAATAATGCAGCTATTCAATGCACACTTACAAAAGAAGCTTATGAAGCTAATGTAAAAAATGATTACTACATCGGCAATTGTAGATATAAAGAACCAAAATCTACAGAAGCAACACAGGAAGATATTAACAATGCTGTCGGGAATGACGATGATGATTTACCATTTTAAATTTTACCACTATGTCAATTTATTTTAAAACTCTGAAAACTTCAGAAACAGGTATAAAGGCGCAGAACTTAGTAGACAAAGCTCGTGAAATAGCAAATAATATTAAGTCATTTTGTAAAGAAATAGGTGCTACATATGTTTATGTCACTTCTGGATACTCATGCTTAAATACAGGTATTATCGCAGTTCAATTTGAAACAGAGCCTGATATGAAACATTGGAAAAACATGAAAGACTGTGAAGGTTTCTATGCACCAAGATTAACATCTAAATCTGGTAAGGAAATTCACCACAAAATGGAATCTTTTGATATGATTTTAAGACATGATATAGATGAGATTATTGGTATAAAAGAACCTTTTAAACATTGTGGTTTCTCAATCACATTTGGAGATTATTTCGGGTTTATCATAGATGAAAACTGGAACCATACCATGCCATCTGATTGTATAGAAATTACATATTCTGAGTATAATAAGCTTTAGTATCTATGAAACTACTCGAGCTTTTTTCTGGAATCGGTGGATTTGCAAAGGGATTTGAAAATGCCGGTTATAAATTTTCAGAACATTATTTCAGTGAAATAGACAAACACTCAATTGCTAATTATAAATACAATTTTCCACATGCAAAATACATCGGAGACGTTAAGTCTATTCAGTCAGGAGACTTTACAGGAATTGACATTATCACTTTTGGATCGCCTTGTCAAGATTTCTCATTGGCAGGAAAACGAAAAGGACTTGAAGGGTCGAAAAGTAGCCTTATCCAACACGCAATTGACCTGGTTACTGACGTTAGACCAAGTGTATTTATCTGGGAAAATGTTAAAGGAGCGTTCTCCTCAAACTCTGGCGCAGACTTTTGGGCAATTCTCCAAGCCTTTGCCAACATTGGGGGTTATAGACTTGAATGGCAATTGCTTAATACAAAGTGGGTTTTACCCCAAAATAGAGAGCGGATATACCTTATCGGACATCTTGATGGAAGAAGTAAGCCCGGAGTATTTCCTTTCTCAGAAGATGATAAAATTTTTAATCAAACATTCCGAAAAGAAAAAACTAGAGGGAGCCGGATTCAGATTCAACCCAATAGAAATGCAAGTTGTTTGAGTAGTAGGATGTCAAAAATGGGTGTAGATGATAACTATATAAAAATAATATCAAACACAAAGAATGGTTATGAAATAGCAAAAAATGGAGATGGAGTAAGGTTTGACCATTTGGTAGAAAATTCAACAGGTAGAGGAAGGGTTAAACATGGTGTATCACATACATTAGATTGCTCTGGTACTGCAGGTGTAATTATCGAAAATAATATCCGACAGCTCACTGAAATAGAATGTGAACGCCTGCAGGGTTTCCCTGATAACTAGACTAAGTATGGAGTATATGAAAAGCAGGTTTGGATAAGTAAAAAAGAGGGGGCTTTTAAAGTTGTTGAAGGTGTTAAAGAAATTCCTAAAACTCAAAGGTATAAACAACTGGGAAATGCCGTTACGGTTGATATTATAGAAAAAATAGCCCTAAAAATAAGGTTGTAATGAAAGACCCTAGAATAAAAGCTTTTGTCGAATTAGAACGACAAAAAATGCTAAACAAAAAAACTCCTGCTTTAACAATTCAGGATATAGTAAAGAATCATAACCATGAAATATGGAGAATTTGCCGCAATTGCGGACATGTGTTTGATCTAAGAGAAGAGCTGGATTTTGAATGTCCAAAATGTCAATCTAAAGAAATTATAAAATGAAATCTATCTATAAATCTATTCTATTTTCAACTCCTATGGTACAAGGCATTGATGAATATCGTAAAAACCAAACGAGAAGAATTGTAAAAAAGAAATATTCCAATACAGATATTGAACTCCGTGAATACAAATATGGTACATATCTATGCGAAATACAGAACGATGTGCAAGATCCTAAAATAAATGAAAACGGTTCAACTACTCATCAGATCGCTTTTGTAGAATATAAAATACCTAAATATAAAATTGGCGATATTCTTTGGGTTCGTGAAACATGGATGATAGCACCAAATTATGAAAATGGTTTAGGAGAAAAATACTATTATAAAGCATCTAAATGTGAACAATTTTTAAAAGAATGGAAAGGATTCTGGAGGCCTTCCATCTTTATGCCCAAAGAAGCTGCTCGGTTTTTCCTAAAGGTAAAAAATGTTAGAGTTGAAAAATTACATGACATCTCTGAGAATGATGCAAAATTAGAAGGAGCACAAAAGTTAATAAATCTATATCCGATGATAAATCAATTTAAAGATTCGAAAGATCCCAATTACAGAACAGGCTTTTTAAAGATATGGATTGAAATTAATGGAGAGGAATCTTGGAAATTAAACCCATGGGTTTTTGTGTATGAATTTGAAAAAGTTGACAAACCTAAAAACTGGCCAAATGTCAAGTAAAAAATACAGAAAGAAGCTAAAAAGAATCCATCTTAAAAATCTTATATATCAAGCCATTATAAGGCATGAATCACTATTTATTAGTACAAAACAAGCAGAAATAGGATTTAGTAAAATGGGAATGGCATTAAGATCCATGACTACAATTTATAAAATACAGAAATAATGGACCTAGAACAATTCAAATCAGCATTAAAAACACAAATAAAAACAGAGTATCCAAATGGATTCCTTCAGGATAAAATAACAAAAGGAATTGAAAAACACCGAAATAACTTTCGGGAATATATGGCACTAAATCCAAATAGTAATTTCACGGAATGGAAAGAAAAACTGGAAAATTCTGTAAATATTCAAACGACCAGCCCCAATGAACTTCTTTCTATTGGCCTTTTCTTATTAGCATTAGATGAATTTACTCCTTAAAACTAATCAAGTATGAGACGGTTTAACTACAGACAATATCAAATATGGGTGAAATTTTGCCGGAATTTATTCTTAGCAAAAGGTTATGTAAATCAACAACAGTTTAACATAAAAGCAAAAGAGGTACTAGGTATTAATTCTACCCATTTTCGTAAAAAATTTATAGATCTGGGTCTTCTATCAGAAAGACATTTGCTTTTGTTTCCGGGAAACATGCTGTATCGATTTAAACAACCTGATTTTTACTTTCTCAATAAACTCCAGACGCATGGTGAAATAAGGTTTATTGATGATGAAATTCACTTCTCCCCTGTACTTAATGTTTCAATCGAATTTCCGAAAAATTGGGAATTAATTGAAAACAATACAGAAAAACAGATATTTAAAATACTAAGCTAATGTCCAGAATATCTCAATTAACAATTGATCAAATAAAAGACTATCAGCTCTCTAAAGCTTTAGAAAGCTTTGTTGTTCTGAAAAAAAACGGCAGCACTTATAAGGGTTTATCTCCATTTACTGATGAGAAAACACCAAGTTTTATGGTTTCTGATGCTAAAGGAATTTGGAAGTGCTACTCTACCGGAAAAGGTGGAAAGGATCTTATTTCATTCCTAAAAGAAAAAGAATCCCTTAGTTTTTTTCCAGCAGCCATCAAAGCAGCTAAAGAGCTTAATATAACTATTCAATATGAAGAGGAGACACAAGAAACTAAAGAAAAAAGAGAACATTCGGAAGTATTAAAATCTGTTATAAATAAAGCAAATAACAGTTATCAACAAAATTTTAAAAGGTTACCAGATGATCACTGGGTAAAAAAATACATGCTTGAGATCAGGGCTTTTACTCCTGAAATTATAGATCTATTTGATATTGGTTATGCATATAATGAAAGTCATCTTACTCCTATTATAAAAAATGAGGGTTTATTATCCTATGCTACTGAATTAAATCTGATCAAACAAGATGAACAGAATGAAACCCGTCATTATGATTTCTTCCGGGATCGTGTAATTTTCCCTATTTATGATCACCGGACAGATTGTGTTGGCTTTAATGGTCGAATTAATCCTGATAAAGCAGATGGTAAACAAAAATATCTTAACTCAACAGAAAGTCAAATATTCCAAAAAAGAAATGTTCTTTATGGTTATAATATCGCAAAACTCCAGATTCGGTTCTTTGGGTATGCTATACTGGTAGAGGGTCCTACTGATGTTATGCGTATGCATCAGGTTGGATTTGATAATGCAGTGGCCACTTTAGGAACAGCTTTAACTCCTGAGCATATCCGCGAATTAAAAAAGGTAACAGATAAAATCGTAATCTTCAGGGATGGTGATAAAGCAGGAAAAGAAGCAGCATTCCGGGATATGGAATTGCTTCTTAAAAATGGAATGATCGCTGAAATTGTTGTTCCTGAAAACGAAGGTGATGATCCTGATACCATTGGCCAAAGAATGGGAAAAGATTCCATTTCTTACATATCATCATTAATGGAAGATGCTGTTCTTTATCAGATCAGAGATAGTTATAATGATTATATGGAAGAAGCTCGTGTGGAACGTGAAAAAGAAGATAATGAAGAAGAAGCTCGCACCGGCAAAAAACCAAGATCAAAAAAAATAATTTTATCTCCTGGTAATAAAAAGAACTTCATATTTTATATTGGAGAAATTCTGGCAGAGATTAATGATAGTATCATTAAAAATCAATATATAAAGGAAGTTGTTAACCGATATTCCGAAGTTTCTGCAAAAGAAATTAATGATATTTTAAAATTAATTGAGGACGAAAAAAAGCCCAAAAAGGTCAGCTGGTGGGATGCGAAAGATTATGATTTACCGGATGGACTTTCTTGTGAACTAAATGATGTTCTTGATGATATTAAAGAATACGGTATATTCCAAAGTGACAATAAAATTTTCGCAAAGAAAGGTACTGATGCACCTTATTTCTTTAAGGAGATATCAAACTTCAGCATTGAAATAGTCCAACACATGCAGGACGAAAAATTTCCGATGAAATTAATCCGGGTTTGCAATGTTCATGGAATAGAAAAAATATTCGATGTTGTTTCAGACAGGATAAATACACTGCAATCTTTTAAAAATGTTGTAACCAGCTTTGGAAATTTCTTTTTCTCTGGCAATGGTGCTGATCATGAAAATCTACTGAAATACCTTTTTGACAAAATGGGTAATGGGCGTAAGATCGATATTTTAGGCTGGCAGCCGGAAGGCTTCTGGGTATGGAATAATAAAGTGATCATTCCTGGAAACCGAGAAGAAGAATTAAATAAAGAAGGGCTTTTCAAATACAACGGAGAAAGCTACTATATACCGTCTGCTAATAAAAATTATGAGAAAAACATGTTTGCCTTTGGCCCGCAAAAAAAATTCAAATCTATTTCTACCGAAGTAAGTACTGCTAATTATTTTATGCAGGTTTATAAAGTACATCGAGAGCATGCTATTACTGGCTTATTATGGGGAATAGCTTCTCTATATCAGGATATCGTTGTGAGCAATACAGGATTTTTCCCAATTCAGTTTTATTTTGGTCCAGCTTCTACCGGTAAAGATAACCTATGTGAGGCTATTCAGTCACTTCTGGGAATTCCACAAACAGCAATTCAATTAGAAGGAGGTGCATCGACGATAAAGGCCCAAATTAGGGAGTTTTCTCAGTTTAATAATGGTATCTCTCAACTTTCAGAATATAAGCGAGGAAATCCTCAATTAGATGGTGTTTTAAAAGGTCTATGGGACAGACGAGGATATAAGCGTGGTTCTATGGAGTCAAGAGTTGCAACAGATGAAATTCCAATTTTAGGTTCTACTTTACTTACCGGTAACGATTATCCGGATGCTGAAGCTTTAATTACACGTTGTCTATGGGAAGAAATGAAAGTTCAGGAATTTGATGAAACGGCAAAAACAGAATACAATAAACTTAAGGACATCATTAAAAAAGGCATATCCTCAATATCTGATTTTTTTATCCATAAGCGTCTATATTTCGAAGAAATGTTTTTGGATACTTATAGATCCAATGTCAATCTTTTGAATGATCTAAATGAATTCAAAAACACCACATCCAGAATTATTGGGAATTTAGGTGTATTGCTTTCAGTATACCAGCTGTTCGAAAAGGAAAATTTCTTTCCATTTAAACAATCCGAAATCCTTGGACATTTTGCCACGATGGTAGACAACCAAAAGCGTAAACTCGCAACTGCATCTCCATATATAAAATTCTGGGATTGCTTCATTATGTGTATGCGAGGAAACGTTACAGACCGGCTTCTGGTAAATCAGGATGTAAGAGTAGATTCATCGATAATATCATTCAACTTCACAACTGCATTTATGAAAATCCAGAGAATGTGGTTAGCACAATACCAGGAATCAGCTCCGGATAAAAGGAAAATGAAAGAAATATTAATGGAAGATCCTGCTTTTGTTGCCGAGGGTAAGAAAGTGAGAGTTGATAAAGAAGGTACTCCAACATCAGCTATACAATTTGATTTAAGTAAGCTCGGAGCTATTGAAGGCGATATAAATCATCAGATAAATGTACAGCTGAATCAGGGAACGTTATTCTCTGAAGACAATAAAGAAAATGGATCTGAAGCTAACAATCCAAATGCGTTTACAGAATCAGCAAATAATAATGAAGATAACGACGATGGATTCCTTTTTTAAAAATTGTATAAGATCAATTATTCTGGAACCGTATTAAAAAAGCTTCTACAATTTCTACAAGCATATAAAGCCTATAAAACCTAAAAAAATAAGTAGAAACGATTGTAGAAATTGTAGAAAGTTGTAGAAATAAAAAAAAGTTCGTCTACAAATTTCTACAAAATAAATACAGGTTTAGAAAATATAATTTCTGCAAAGCACTATTAACACTACATTTTTATTGTATGTAGAAATTGTAGACAATGTAGACGAAAAAAATAGCCCTTTAACCGAAAAAACAAAATTTTTTAAATATTATTTAACCAAAAATTAAAAGAATGGAAACATTAAAAATTGAAATCCCTGCAGGGTACGAAGTAGACAAATTTGATCCATCAACTGGAGAAATTAAGTTTAGAGAAAAGCCAAAAGACATTAAAGAGCGAATCAAAACTTTTGCTGATGTACTTAATCATTTTGGAATCGATGAAAATTATTTCAATGAACAGAATGAGGATCTTGAATCTGACGAAGTAGCATACAGAAAAGTAAAATTAATTGTTAAAGCTCTAAATGAAGGGTGGATTCCTGACTGGTCTGATTCAGATCAATATAAATACTTTCCATGGTTCAATATGGGTTCTTCTTCGGGTGCCGGTTTCTCGTGCTACGCCTACGTTCTCTGGTTTACGGCTTCGCCTGTCGGCTCTCGCCTTTGCTTTAAAAACAAAGATTTAGCCAAATATGCCGGACAGCAGTTTGAGAGTATTTATAAAGAATTTATGACCATTTAAAATTAACAACAATGAATATCACAGATAAAGTAAAAAGTTTTGAAGATGCGTGTCAATTATTAGGAATAGAACCTAATATTCCAGAAGTATCAATGTTGCCAGAAAATCATCAGAAGGCAATAGTAGCACATTATAAACTGGTAATTATAGCTGAGGCAGTAAATGAAGGATGGAGACCAAATTGGGATAACTGGGATGAAAGAAAGTATTATCCTTGGTTTGATTTAGAAGGTTCTTCTTCGGGTGCCGGTTTCTCGTACGACGGCTGCGATGGCTGGTTTGCGGATTCGGATGTCGGCTCTCGCCTTTGCTTTAAAACATGGGAATTGGCAGAGTACATAGGAAAAACATTCATTGACCTGTATAAAGATTATTTCTTACTGGATTAAAAAATAAAGGTTGTGTGATGTTGTAGTTGTAGTTCTTCTTCAGGTGCCGGTTTCTCGTACAACGACTACGATAACTGGAATACGAATTCGAATGTCAGCTCTCGAGTTTGCAAAATATTTACATCACAGACCTTACCCCTTGGTAAAAAACAACAAAACTTTAAAGGCGTTGGTAGCAAAAGCGAATTCGACTTAATAAGAAGCAAAGGATATGAAAAGAATAGGAAACGTTTATCAGGAAATAATAAGTATAGAAAACTTAATTGTTGCCGATGGAAAGGCACAAAAAGGAAAATATAAAAATTACGGTGTGATTACTCATAATAAAAACAAAGAAAGCAATATTATGAAACTTCACGTAATGTTAAAGGATAAAACCTATAGAACATCAGAATATGATATTTTCAAGGTTTACGAACCAAAAGAGCGTGAAGTATATCGTTTACCTTATTTCCCTGACAGGATTACTCACCATGCAATAATGAATGTTTTAGAGCCTGTTTTTGTTTCGGTATTTACAGCAGATACATATAGCTGCATAAAAGGCCGAGGAATACACAGAGCGTCTTTCGCAGTCAGAAAAGCATTGAGAAATGAATCTGAAACCACCTATTGCTTAAAGCTTGATATAAAGAAGTTTTATCCGAATGTGGATCATAACATTTTAAAGTCACTACTACGAAAGAAATTTAAAGACAAAGATCTTTTGTGGTTACTGGATGAAATTATTGATTCTGCTGCAGGAATTCCAATCGGAAATTATTTAAGTCAATATCTGGCTAATTTCTACTTAACCTACTTCGATCACTGGATTAAAGAGGACAAGAAAGTAAAGTACTATTTCAGATATGCAGATGATCTGGTAATACTTTCAGGAAGTAAAGAGTATCTACATCAAATTTTGAAAGACGTTGAAAATTATTTGTCTGAAAAGTTAAAATTAGCGGTAAAAGATAATTGGCAGGTATTTCCGGTAAAAAGTAGAGGAATAGACTTCGTAGGATATAAGCATTTTCATAGTCATACATTGCTCAGAAAGTCAATTAAGAAAAGATTTGCAAGAATGCTAAAACGAAATCCCAGATGTGAATCAATAGCATCATACAAAGGATGGTTAAAGCATTGTAATTCTAAAAATTTAATAAAAAAATTATTACTAAATGATAAACTTTAGTGATTTAGGAATAAAACCTAAAGAAAATACTTTTACTGGAGATAAAATAAAACTTGAAAGAGTTATTAATACAGACATAATAATTAAAGCTTTTAAAATTGAAGACTCAATTAAAAAACCTGGCACAAAGTATTTAACTCTTCAAATTATAAGAAAGGAAGAGGAAAACGTAATTTTTACTGGATCTAATAATTTAATCTATATGATAGAACAAGTCCCAGAAGATAAATTTCCTTTTAAAACAACTATAATTAAAGAAAACCAACAATATCAATTTACTTAACATGCAATTTCCAAAACATAATATAATATCAGATAAGGCTGTGGAACGTGCTATTGTTAACTCTCATCACAAAGTATGTAATCAGTATAAATTGGAATTCCATCCTTTTTCCATTTGTGAGTTTTTCGTGGACATGGATGTATTACAGCTGCAGAGTGATAAAACTAAAGAGTACGTATTTGGAACCTACTTTAAAGGTCGTTTGGTAGGTATAACATATTTTGGAAATTTGTATTCAGAAAAGGATCTGGCAGTAATACACGAAAAATTTATGCCTAAAAAATGGGACGAGATACAGGAATATGTTGATAATGCTGAAGGAATATGGTATTGGAAATATGATCGTTCCCAGTATGCATGGATTTACCCTGGAATATTAACTAAAGTAAAATAATCTCTTATGGATATTTCTATTGATTTACCTGTTACCCCAGCCATAAAAAAGTATTTAGCTATTAAGTTAGGTCCAGAATATAGATTAACCTCTATGGATTGGTTTGGCTCTATTGTATTTTCTATGCTGGAAAAAAAAGGTATAAAAAAGCACAATTGTATAAAAGATACCAACATATCTAATAAGACAGAGGTTTTTCAATTTATAATGAGCTATAATCTCACCACAAAAATTGGTTTTGTACTATCTCCTAAAAATGCGACTATGATCCATAATATAGTAGACCGTGTTTTCCGGGATGAAATATACTATACTGCTATCCGTAATAAAGAATTTTATGATATAGAGTATCAAACCAGTATCAATGATATCTTAGATTCTTATGATATAATTGATGAAGACATAACATGGGATGCTATATATAAAGAATTTACCAGAAAGAAAAAAAATATTAAATCCCGACTTTATTTATAAAAATCGTTTCTTTTAAAAGTGTTAAAAATGCGACATTATTGTAACCTCCCAGAAAATTTCGTTAGAGAACTAAAAGGTGTTTTGATTTATGACAAATCAAAAATATCTTATATTGATCAGTACAACAATATATTTCCTCAGCCAGATGACGCCTTATATAAATTCAGAATCCTACCTGCAGATCCTGATAGGAAAATACCAACTAAACTTAATGAAGAAAATGTTTCGTATAGTTTAGACATTGTATTTTCTCTTGTTGATCTATCTATTAAGAACCGAGAAGAATGGTATAGTAAGTTTAACAAATTCAGAAAATTTGCTATTGTTCTGATATCCAATTCAGAAATGGTAATGATCGGAAATGAACGATATCCCATGAGTATAACGGTAACAGATAATATTAAAGATGATGGTTCCGGAACTGACAGCTTTGGAATGAATATATATGGAGATACTATTATTCCTACAAAGATGTATAAGATTGCTGAAAAATTTAAAGTCCTTTTCTTCTTACCACGTCTCTTATAGCTTTGCCGTGAATACTTAAAGTATGCACGGAGTAAACAACTTTTTTAATGAGCCAATTATGATAGATCAGGCATTTTTAATGTCCGTTCTCCCACAATTGGTTTTAGGTTTTAAAAACCAATCATTCCAGACACAGGAAGAAATCAATGCAAAATATTTTGCGAAAGTTGAACATCAGATGTCAACTTTTTCAGAAAAGGGCATTTCTCAATTTCCTGTGGTCCTTAATATTATAGGACCAATTATAAAGTATTCCGACTGGTATTATACCGGTACTCAAACTATTCTTCAAATCATGAAATCTCTGGAAACTGATGAAAGAGTTTCTGGTGTATTATTAAACATTGATTCTGGAGGTGGTATGGGAGACGGTACCAGAGAATTAGCTGATTATATTTTTAACATGGAAACACCTACCATCGGTTATTCTAATGGTCTAGTGTGTTCAGCAGCACAATATCTTTTTGGGGCTTGTAAGTTCAGAGCTGCAAGCCCCCACGCCAGCTGGTTCGGGTCTGTAGGAACTTATATCCCATTTGCAGATTATTCCAAGATTTTTGAAAAGCTAGGAGCTTTAATGAAAGACATTTACGCACCGGATAGTTCTCTCAAAAATTTTGCATGGAGAGAAATGGTAACTAATCAAAATGAACAGCCTTTCGAAGCTATGGCAGCTTCTTTCAATAATCAGTTTTTAAGTGACATTAAGAGCTTTTATGGTGATACATTGAAAGATGATGGTAAAGTTTTTAAGGGGGATTTATATCGTCCTAATGAAGCATTAGAGATTGGTCTTGTTGATGAATTGTGTAGTATAGAAGAAGCATTACAAAATTTTTAATAAATATGAAATATCCAAAACTTACGGCCTTTTTGGGCATTATGGCAGTAAATATTCATTCGGGATTGTTTGGAGCAAAAGCCCACGCAAGATTGGATGAAGAAAGTCTGCAAAAACTAGAAGATCACCTTTCTGAAAAGGGTGGTGAAGATATCCAGCAAAAACTGGATAATCTACAAGAAAAGTATAATACTTTGGAAACAGCTAATTCTTCATTGAAAAATGCTGTTACACAGGCATTAGAATTAAACGGTCTATCTGCGGAACTTTCTGATAATGCTACCGAGGCCGATGCTGTTGTTTTATTGGGTAATAAATGTAAGGAGTATGGCACTGCCGATAACAGACATTCTTTCCCTAAAAATGATGGTCAAGAAAAAGAGGATCAGCCCGATCCTAGTAAAGATTATCAGCATAACAAGGTTATGACTCAAAAGTTCGATTTTCCAAAAATTAAAGAATAAGATATGGCTTTTAATATTAATGAAATTAAATCTGATCTTGCATCCTATGTAAACAAATATCCGGAAGCATTTCAGGCAGCTATTTTAGCAAAAGCAATTTTCCTAAGCAAGTATGCTCGAAGAATAACAAAAGTAAACGGAGAATACCCTTTACCAATGTCGTTAATCGGGCACGTAGTACAATCATACTACTCTAAATCTTTTACACCTTTTGATGAAGTCGTATATAAAAATAAAACCGTAAAGTCTTTCAGACAGAAAGTTGATTTTCAACTTGATCCTGCTGAAATTTTAGGTACAGTATATGCTGACAAATTTGATGAAGGTAAAAAACCAGGAGAAAAAAGAATCTCAAAAGAAATTTTTGAGATGATCATGGCTAAAATTATTTCAGATTTAGATTGGTTATCAATCAATGGTAAATATGATGCTACTAAAACGGGCCTTACTACACCTGTTTTTGGATTTTCTATGGATGGTCTAAATACAACTTTACCAAAGATTTTAACCAATACAACCAACCCTGCTTACCTTATCCCAGGAGATGCTATGACTGCTACTAATAATGTAAAAGTTATCAGTGATTTCGAAAAAAATATACCTGAGATGATGAAACCGCTAGTTAAAAGAATTTTCACATCACTGGCAGATAAAGAAGAATATCAGGAGAATTACGATAATACTTATGGTGTCAGACCTTCATTCAACTCGGATGATACAGTAAAAACACGTTTTGGTAAACGTGAAATTGTAGGTATTCCTGGACTAACGAAGGGAACTGTTTTCGCAACCATAGATAACAACTTCTTGGAAACTGTTGATGTAGTTGAGAACCCGGCTTACATTTCAGATATTCAAGTACAAGATAGAATTGTAAAAGTTTTATCTGAATTCTCTCTGGGTTATGATTTTGGATATAACCAATATCTATTCCTACATACGCCTGATGCTACAAAGAATCTTGGTCTTCAGGATGCTGCACAGAATAAATTATTCTACCCTAACGAAAGTAAACTTTCATAATAGTATTTAGTTATGGCAAAAGAAAATACAAAAGCTACTCCTCTTACCGAGGAGCAGCTTATTCAAAGAGAAACTGATCTTAAAGCTGGTGAAGAGAAATTGGCAAATGACAGAAAGGAACTTGAAGAAAAAGTTCAGCAGATTAAAGCTGATAAAGAGCAGCTTGTACAAAGAGAAGCTGAACTGGATGAGCGTGAAGCTGACTTAGCTAAGAAAGAAGAAGATCTTGAACAGCTGGAGAACGATCTTTTATCAGCTGATCCTCAACCAGAGGCGTCAGAACCAGGTCATGAGTTTGATCATAATGGAGAGAAATACAAGTTTGTAGACTCTGCTCCACAATCCATTCGTTATAATAATAAGGTATGGACACAGCAAAAATTAGCAAAGGATGCTGAAGCTATTGCTGAACTATTAGGTACATCTTTAATCCAAAAACTGTAATACAATGGCACAAGAATTAGATCCATGTTTTAAGGATATTAACGTTGAGAATGTTAATAGTTGCCCAAATGATGAAACCGTTGCTGGGCTAGCAACAAAACTATATTATATTCCGGAGGCCCATATTGCGACATTCACAAAACCTCCAAAAACAAATACAACTTCATACGAAGGTAGAATTACTATTCCAACAACTGGATTAGTTCCTGTTACTGGAAAAGGCTGGAAAAAAATAGATCTTTTAGTTGAAGAGAATGAGCTTGGAAACCTTACTGTTGGTAATAAAGGCAATAAAAAGTCAAAGTCTGAATTAGATGTCTTTATTAAAGGCTTCAAAAAGCAACTTATTGGCTTTCAAAATGCACACCTTAATACTCCAATGATTTATGGAATTCCTGATTCAACAGGACAGATGTGGATTATTGGTAACAAAGAAAATCCTGCATTTTTTGAGACTTCAGAAATAAAAACAGGTAAAAAACCAGAAGATAATAGTGGTTTGACTGGAAAAATTAGTGCTAATGCTACAGTATTAGCCTACGATGGTGAAATGACACTGCTTCCAGACACAGCTACTCCACCTACAACTCCATAAGCTATGAATGAGAATATCATACTGAGTGTGCCTAAAGGCACTCAAATTCGGAAATCTGATGGATCATTTATTACCTTAAACGATGTACCTGAAAATGCTCTGGAGTTGATAGAAGCTGGAGCTAGCTATTTGATGTTCAAAAAGGATGCAAAAGATCCATTGAAAAAGTTATCGAAAGAGAGGCTTATCAGGATGCTAGAAATTCGGAAAGCACAAGGATTAAAGCATGATGTATCAGTTTTGGAACTAGCATTGGCCGAAAAGGAAGCTTCTAAAAGTAAACCTGCAGATCAGGAACCACCAGAAAAGTCTGTGAAATCATAATATAGTTTAGAATTTAGTGTTAAAACTCTCTCGTTTGGGAGAGTTTTTTTCTTATTATGAATCAAGAAATCCATAAACAATTAATTAACCAATATATATCTTCTGGTGGTAATCCGGAAAAAATAAAAGCATTTCAGAACTTCAGCGTTGGCAACCATGCAAAACTGAAATATTTTATCAAACAGCTTGGAGAAATTCCGGAACCCATTATTTCAATTCCTAATGAAGCCCAAGAAAAACCACTACAACCAGCGCAAAAAAAGCAAAGTATATTCTCGGATTTAATTTCCAATTACCCTGGGGAGTTGCACCAGGCATACAAACAGCGTTATGACTATTGGTTGGAGGCTTGCAGCTTAAAAATACAATTGAATACCACCCCTCCTGGGGATGAAAAAACAGCATTTGAGATACAAAGTAAAATGTTTGCTGCTTTAGATCAGTTAGATAAATGCCAGAATGCTTTAGACCATTATAAAGAGTATAAACGGGTACTTCCAATTGAAACGAAAATTGATTATGGCTCATTAGCTCCAATGGAGCTTATTACTACCCGGAATAATCTTAGGTCGAATATTACCAAAAGGAAATCCACGATATCAAAGATGGAAGCTTCACTTCCTAAATCCGATCATCCAAATTATAAGCGGGATTTACACTTACTAAATAGAAAAAAGGAGCAGCTGCAGGAATATGAAAACAGAGTTGAACAACTAAACAAATTGATCAATGAATAATGTCCTTTAGATAGTCGTTTTGTGCGACTATTTTCGTTTTATGGATATCGTAAAATATACCAAGGATAACATGTTTCAGAGGTTAAAGTCTTATTATATTGATGAGACCTCTGTTGAACTTACCGATAAAGAACAACAAAAGCTGGATCGCCTTAATCATATATGGGGTCTTAGAATTAATAATAAATATTCTGCACACCAGGCAGTACAAATATTAATCAGAGATCATAAAGTATCCCGTGCAACAGCATATAGGGATTATGCTTGGTCACAGCAACTATTTGGAGAGATAGATGGTACCAATATCGCTGCAGAACGCCAAATTATAAAAGAATCTTATTGGAATCTGTACCAACAGGAATACAAGCGAGGAAACTTTGAAGCTGCCAAAAAGGCTATGGATTCCTATAAATCATTATTCAATTTCAACGACACAGAACAAAAAGTTGATCCAAACAAGCTTCAGGCACATGAGTATCATATTCATATGCCAAGATGGGTGTTCAAAAAAATGGATGCCATGATGACTGAAGGTTCATTTGACTTTAATAATCTGGATGTTGAAGATGTAGAATTTAAAGAAGACAAAGTACAATCGGAAGATGATGACGAATAATCTATCTGTTGGCAAGCTCGTTAAAAAGATTGAGCTAAATCTTATGCAGATGTCCAGTATCATCTGCAATCAGCGCTATGGTATCCCAAATATTACCATAGAAGCTGCCAGGGGTAGTGGTAAGTCTACAGTACTGGGATGGTTTATTAAAGAAGCCGTTCGACAAATGCCACGATCTACCGGTGTTATTGTCGGAGAGACCTTTGTACAGATTAAATCCAGAACATTACCATCTACCAAGGAAGGTATGGAGATGTTTGGGTTATTTGAAGGCATTGACTATGTTGTAGGCAAGTGTGGTAAGGATTTAGGTTTTGCTATGCCTTTTCAGGCTCCGGACAGCTGGTCCAATGTTATTCACTTTAGTAACGGTGCTATTGCGGTGATGGTTTCCCTGGACAATCCTAATTCTGGACGGGGGCTTAATGCCTATTGGGTAATAGGCGATGAAGCTACCCTACTTACCTATGAACGCCTATTTAATAACGTTCTAACCACAAACCGTGCTAAGAAAACCCAGTTTAAAGGTAAATCCATGCTACACGCTCAGATATTTGTTTCTTCTGTAGCAATGACCAAGAGAGGTGAATGGTTCACCAATATGGAAAAGCTGATGCTCGATGAAATAAAAGAGAAGGTTCCGTTAAATAAACGAAAGTATGCTTTTATCAAAGCATCAGCAATGGTTAATAAACATAACCTTAAAGATGGATGGATAGAGGATATGAAGAAACAATCCCTATCCCGTATACTATTTGAGGCTGAGATTATGAATATACGCCCACGAGGAGTGCAGGATGGATTCTATCCACAACTGAAACCTAACAGGCATTACTACCAATACAAAGACAATATTGATTTATTAGGTGGTGTTACCGATGGTTATATACCATCATGTAAATACGATATGGATCTGGTTCGTGGAGTTCCGTTAGATTTAAATCTGGATTTCGGGGGTAAGATCAATTGCGGTACGGTATCACAACACTTGAAGTCTATTAATACATTGAACTTTATTAAAGAATTCTTTGCCAAGTCATCTGAGCAGGAGAAGCTTAGTGATCTGGTGAAGAAGTTTATAGATTACTACGAACCGCATAAAGCGACATGTAATGTCGTTCACCTATATCATGACCGATCCGGATATAAGGAAGAAGCTAACAGTAAAACAACTCTGGCTGAAGATGTAGAGAACCTACTACGTGCTGCAGGTTGGAAGGTCATTAACAAGACACCAAACACCAATAACCCAAGCCACATCCTCAAATTTAGATTAATTGAAGCTATCCTTTCAGAAACTGATATCCGATTACCTATTGTGCGTATAAATGCAGATAGATGTCCTAACCTTATTATCTCTATGGAGAATGCAGAAGTAACGAATAAGGATGGCTTTGAAAAAGATAAGACTAGTGAGAAATCTAAAACCATCCTTCAAGAACATGCTACCCACTTCTCAGATACATTCGACTACCGTCTGTTCTGGGGATTCGGATCAGTCATAGACCCCTCCTATACCAGCTCCTACATCATCACCAACCTCCTATAACATCCCTCCTAAGAGGGATTTTTTATTTACACCCTCGTATACCCCATAAATAGGGCATTTTGCAAAATAGCCCCTGGCATATATCGGTTTTTTGGCAAACGGCAATTGTAGATACAACTAAGGCGCCTGTGGGCATCATCGTCACATTATGAGAAAAAAGGTAAATTACTATAAATTAAACATTTGACTATCAAAATATTATATAAAAAGTTGTGAGAAAGCACCCTGTATTTTATATATTAAAATTTCTGTCCTTTTTCTTAAATAGTTGCTTTCTGATCTTTGAAACGTGGAAAAAACAATGTTTTTGAGTGAAGTCTTATTGGATATGAAAAAAAATCCTAAAGGTTTTTCATTGGAATACAGGACTTTTAATAAGTATAATAAAACAGGTGGTAAATATGTAATTTGTCTGAATGTAGAGCTATTGCAACCACCATCAAAAAAGGGCATCAAAAGGTTATCGGACCCAACTCCATTTAAAAATCCTAATCACTTTAAAAACAGAACCCGAAATTTTAAAATAAATGGAGATATAAAAACAATACACATTGTTAATATCATCCGATATAATGGATATTTAGTTGTATTATAATGAGCCAAAAAATTTCAGACGGAATATATTCTGTAGGCAGTAACAGGGCTGTTATTGCCATTAACAAAGTTAAAGGAGAACCAACCGCTTCTGCTCCTAAGCTCCTAAAATCGAATGGAGATTCAGATGTTTGTGCCTGGGGAGAAAATAACCTGTGGCCTGTAGAATTTGAAAGAAAATTAAAAAAAATAGGTGCTGCTTATGGTGCGCTTGAAGTTTTAGAATCAGCCCATTATGGAACTGGATTTTCTTTATTTCAGGAATATGAAGGTGAAGATGGTGCAGATTATAAAAAAGTAATGCTCACTAAATATCCTGAAATTCATCAGTTTTTTAGAAAGATTAAAATTGATCTTTTTTACAAAGGAGTAATTAATGATTATGAAACGCATAGATGGGCTGTACCCGAATATCTTTTAAGTCCGGATTATTCTAAAATAATTTCAGTTAAAAGACATCCTGCAGCCAGTGCCCGTTTTTCAGTACCCAATGAAAATACCGGTTTAATTGAAAATATTATTCTTAATACAGACTGGGAATCTCGAAAAAAAGAGATTGATGTTACCGTTCCATGTTTTGGGCAGATGTACTCTACTGAAGAAATCAAAGAAGAGTGTAAACGTAGAAAAATTCACAATTTCATTATACCTGCTATTGATACATTAAGTATCGAAAAAGTATACCCGTCTGTAGGTTGGCAGTCTTCTTTTAAAAATGGCTGGGTGGATGTGGTGTTATCAGTTCCGGAACTGAAAAAATTCATGTTTGAAAATCAGTTAAACTTTAAATTTCTTATACATCTGGCAGATGATTATTTTGCTCATATTTATAATGAAAAATGGGCTGACTTTACTGATGATGAAAAAGAAAAAATAAGAACAGAGCTCGTTGATAAAATAGATAAGAAACTTGCCGGAAATGAAGCTGCAGGGCGTTCCCTTATTTCGCCATTCTTCAGAGACAAAAATACCGGAGAACTTATTAAAGGAGTTCAAATTGAGGAGATTTCACAAAAACAAGCTAATGGAGAGTTTCTTCCTGATGCATCAGCCGGTAATTCTGAAATTTTATTTCCAATGGGTGTAGACCCATGTTTACTTGGTGCAGGAATACCTGGTGGTAAAAACTTATCAGGCTCCGGATCAGATAAACGTGAGGCATATACTATTCTTTGTGCAAGGCTTCCTTCCAAACATGCAGTTACACTGGAGATATTCCTTACCATTAGAGACTGGAACGGGTGGGACCCTACTTTAATTGGTAAATTCCCTAATGTACAGTTAACCACCTTAGACAAAAATAAAACCGGACAAAGTTCGGTTGTGATGTAATAAATCGTTTCTTTTAAAAGTGTTAAAAATGCGACATGTTCTGACAATAGAAGATTTTAAAAAATATGTAGGGCTTCCAAAAAATTTTGGAATGGATATCATTGCTCCACATCAGGAAACAGCTTTCCGTAAAAAAATATTTCCATACATCTCCGACGACATGCTTTCGGGCTTAAAAGATTCTGGAGATATTAATAAAACTCAAATTGCAGAATTAATTTATAAAGCTGCAGCTTGTTATACGGTTATCATTGCTATTCCCTTTATTAAGGTTAAAATAAATAGCTTTGGTATTGATCAGTATGATCAGGATAAAATGAAAACAGCTCCGTGGTGGGATGTTCGTGATTTGGGTTTATCATTAGTAAAAATTGCCGATGAAGCATTATCTGATGCTCTCACGGCCATTGGTAAAGATCCTGATTTAAAAAAAGATTGTGAGTTCTTTAAAACTGTTTCTTATCCTCCAATACCTACTCCGGAAGAATTTAATAAAATTTATACCATCAATAAATCCATAGACGTGTATAACCTCTTAGTACCACTGATGAAAAGAGTTTGGCAGTTTGGTATTCTGGATAAAATAAAAACCTGTACTGTAGAAGAGATCGAAAAAAATGAGCTCTTGGCAGCTCTATTAAAAGATGCTTTGGCTTATTATGCATTAGGATATGCCATCAAACTTTCACAATTTACTTTTATCACTTCCGGTGTGGTGATACAATATGAGGAGCTTCCATGGCAAAAATCACTTTTACTTTCTTCACTTGATAAAATTAAGTTAGAAGAAGAGTTTTTAAAGCTTGCGAATGATTCTCTAAACAGTATTATAAAATATCTAAAGGAGCACCCGGATGATTTCCCATGTTATAAGCCGGAACCCATGATTCCTGTACGGGAAATCATAGAAAAGAAATCTGGTATATACTTATAAATGTCCTTTAGTAGCGGTTTTTACACCGCTACTTTTGTTTTAATAATCAATCAGTTTACAGCTATGGATGAAACATTAAATGCATTAGGGCTTATTCTCATCGGTATAGGTATCGGCTTTATCCTTACCAAAGGAATTATAATGTTTAATAATAAAAACTCTAAATAATGCCACAACTATTTGAATCAGTTCCTGGTCAGGATGGATCATTAATATTTAAATTCAATGGTCAATTTGCACTTAAAAATTATAATGTAGAAATAGTTAATGGTAACCGATTAAAAGTAACTTCTGCTACAAATGAACTATTCTCACTATTAGAAGCTGATGTAAGCGAAGTTGAAATTAATGGAATGCTTTACAGTAGTGCAGAAGCTGCACAAATTGCATTACAAGCTTTGGTTTATAGCAGTGAAAAACCTCAGATTTTATCTGAAGAGGATAAAAGAAATATTCTGGCAGGAATTGTAGGTGATGCTGAATTGAATACACTACCTTCTTCAACTAAATTTGAAAGATGGTATGCTTCATTAATCGGTACATATACAAATTTTATAGACTCAAACGGGCTTCCTATTAAAGTTATAAAAGAAGAACTTGAAGAATTCGAAGTTATTATCTCTGTAACCAATGGGATTGCAAAAAAAGTATATATAAGTAAGCAAACAGAGCAAGCAGAGAAGATTTTTGATAAAACAAATGATGTAAGGTCCTCAACAATGAGGGCAACTTTTAACGCTTCAGATATATTGTTTGATGAAGCAGTTACCCAAAAAGCAGGATTTTCAGAGCCTATATTGTTTGGTTTTGGCACTGATAGTACAGAAACAAGCAACTATAATGTTGTTAGAGTTAATGATATACCTATAACAGTACCAGGGGTTTTATCTAAAATTTCCCAAAACTCAACAGGAAACAATACAGATGTCCAGTTTTGTGTAGTTCGCCCGCTTGGAGGTACTCTTTTTAAAACTGTAAAAGTGTTTGGAGCTTCTGGATTTACACCTAATGTAGTAAGTTCTGTTCCTATAACTGAAAATGTAGAAGTAAAAATTGGTGACAGACTTGGTTTTTTTGTTAATAACAAAGATTTTAAATTAAATACTACTCTTGGTAATAGTTTGAATTTTCCAGCTTCTGCAATGGTTGAAGGGGCTGAAACTGGAGCGAATGTTAATTCAGGGTTATCATGGTGTTATACGTTTGAAATTAAACAGGCTAAATTAACTGGTGATGATGCTGTCAGAATATTATCTGGCTTAAATACCTCTAGTGTTAACTCTAAAACGTACTACCTTGAGGATTATGGAGGAGCCCCCTTAGACCCGTTTAACCCAGACAATAGTGTAGATTGTACTAAGGCATTACAGGATTGTATAGATGATATATTCAATGATAACAATGTAGTTAATGCAAAATTAGTTCTTAAAGGTTTTTACCGATTAGGTGGAGCTTTAAAGACGTGGCCCAATGGAAAAAAAGCACAGGCAATGGCTCCTACAATAGACTTTGGTCCAGGCATGGTAATAAAAAATCTGGCATTGATTGGTGAATATCAGCCGGTATGGGAAGAACAAACGCTTGTTAGAATGCCTGTTTCATTTGCCGGCTCTGGTTTTTATAGTAGTATCTATAATCAGAGTTTAAATACTAGAAATTGGGTGTTAAGTTTTGGTTCCGGGCGTAATTCAGATGTCTTTGGAGAATTTAACAATATAAACCTTTTCTTAGACAATTTTGCTGTTATAACTAGAAGTCACGATGAAAACGGCCAGCCGGTTGTAAATACTATGTCGGGTATTGATGTAGAGCATAATTCGAATTTACAATTTGGTAGAATTCTAGTTAGGACATCGGTTCCTGCAAAGGATGCTTTAATGCCCTCAGTAAATAGTTTCGGAATTATTATGCCTAAATGGAATAATCATGCTTCCATTGATGGCACATATCTGCGTTGTAACGGATTTGGTACAGGTATGGTCGCTGCCGAACATTTAGAACTCAGAAAATACATAGGACTAGGAAATATTATCGGTATGCGTTGCGATAAATTTTACCCAGTAAACATTGGACAAGGTATCCTAGAAATGAATAAATATCCAATAGTTATGGGAGACGGTGCATATCTTAATATTGATGTCTATCAAACTGAAAGAAGTACTGATACTGCAGAATGGTGGTATTCTACAAAGGATATAGTACAGGAACCGGGTGCTAACAATCAGCCTGGCGCTTCGAGCGTTACAATTAATAGATTAGTTGTACACAAAGCGGGAGGTGAAAAAGGTACTGGCTCATGGGATAATGGAGTACGAGTTAAGGTCATCAATGATGAGCACAGCTTGTCTTATAATCCACTTAATATGTGGCAAGACTTGCCACCAAATCCGGTTAACGGGCTTGAAGGTTATCATCAAGGAATCCGAAAAATATACATTGATGGGTGGAAAAATGCTCTAACTGGAAATCCTGTGTAATAAACTTAATTAAGCAATGCAAAATCTAATTTTTTAAATGAATCCACAAGAAGCTATCAAAACAATTCCTGTACTCGTTAAACTTTTGAAAGACAGAAATACCTATTATGTTATTGTTTTAGGGCTTCTTGCTGCATACATATGGAAACAAGGTAACGATATCACAGAATTAAAATCTGATAAAATAAAACTTGAAAATCAGATCAGTGAATTAAGAAATAAAGACTGTGTTGATGAGTTTAGAGTTTGGCAACAAGCTTTGGCTGCCCGGCAAATGGAAGTAAAATATGCTGACAGTCTAGTTAGGGAGCAAACTAAAGACGCTAAAAACTTTTTAAAATCGAAATAAAATGAACAAAAATCTTTTAATAGCAATATTAGGAATATCAGTAATTGTGCTTATAGCCAATTTATTCCAAGGGTGGTTTACATTAGATAAAAATGAGCGAATAGCAAAAGAAGCAATAAGCCCAAATCAGAATCCACCAACATTGGATAAAATTCCAAATCCAATCGACAGTACAACTGCAGGAAAGTTTGAAGAAAAAAAAGGTGAAATTATCAATAACTATGTTACAAACAAGTATATGACATATGTTCAGGATACATTAACACCTGCCTATAAAATTAAAACTGAGCAAATACAAGAACTTACCCGTGCTAAACTAGTTCTTGAAGGACAACTTAAAGCGGCTAAAGTAGAGATTGATGAAAATAAAAAGGCTCGAACTTACTATGAGAACAAATACATTCAGATAGTTTCCAATGAAGCAGATAGTACTGTAAACTACCGGTACAATGCTATTGTTGATGTTGTAAAATATAATGAGCGTAAATGGTTATTAGGTAAAGAACGTACTTACATTGGAATATCAAGCCCTGATAAAAATCTAAAGATAAACGGAGTCGAGCATTTCCGGAAGCAAATTGATATTAAAAATAAACCGTGGGGCTTGGGTGCCCAGCTAGGGTACTATTATGTGCCTGCATCTAATCAAATATACCCTGCATTTGGAATTGGTATATCGTACAATTTTTTAAGATTTTAATAATGACATATAAATTAGGAGAAAGAAGCCTTAAAAACTTAGAAGGTGTTCATCCAAACTTAGTAAAAGTAATGAAAGCTGCAATTGTAAATTCTCCAGTAGATTTCACAATTACTGAAGGAGTACGTACATTAAAAAGGCAACAAGACTTATATGCACAAGGCAGAACTAAGCCGGGACCCAAAGTAACCAATGCTGATGGGGTTCGTAATAAATCTAATCATCAATCCAAAGCAGACGGATTTGGCCATGCAGTAGACATATATCCATTCTTTTCAGGTCAGGTCCAAGTAAACCACAAAGACACTATTAAGAATTTGAAGCTTATTTCTGATCACATTAAAAAAGTCGCAAAAGAATTAGGCATTGGAATAACTTGGGGTGGAGATTGGAAGTCACCATATGATCCTCCACATTTTGAACTAAAATAATGTCAACGGTAGGCAATGTTATATATGACAGCTTTTAAATAAATTAACCACCCGCAAAAGGTGGTTTTTATAAATATAGAAATTGCGGCCTTAAAAAAGCGATTATTATTTATTACATCCCTATAAATGATGTTATTCCTGTGTCATTTTTTCCCAAGCTTATTGCAAGCTGTGCGTGAATATGTGAATTAAGGAAAGTTAAATTGATATTATTATTTCCAATTCTTAGTTCTTGTGGGGTAATATATACTCCTTTCTTATTATAAAAAAGTTTTGCTTTTCTAATTATAACTGTATCAGGAGTTTTAAATTCTATTTCAAGCAATACTTTATAAAGCCTTTTTCGTACAATTAAAATAGTTCCTTCAAAAGTAATATCCCATAAGCCAATTTTAAAAACAAGAATATTATCTTCTATTACTAATACAGGAACGCCATTCTCATCTAGAATCACTAAATTTAATAAACATTCATTATCTTGTAATCTGAATCTAATAACGGGAATATTATCAATTAACAATGGTATCATAAAGCTTCCTGTGCCTTTATCTTCACAATAGAATACTGTAGAGCCCATTATAATTCTAGCTTTATTTCCGTAAAAGTATAATTTATGATCACCAGAAACACCATTTTTTAAATTATGTGGTGTTTCGTTAGCCTTTTTGACATATTCAGCAGGCATCCTTCCTACAGTTTTCTCCCTATGATGATAAGGACATAATAAAGTAATTTCATTAGCAATATGACGCCTAACATTTGCCCATCCTTCCATATGTTCATAGTCGTAAATTGGATTTCCACATATAACACATCCAAAACCACATCTTTGTCGAACCTCTCTTTTAATATATGATGGTATATTATCTCTTTTAGCCATTCTCTCTATTTTCAGTAAATGTAAATATTTTATTCAGATGAATTAATTTAGGCATAGATTTAGTAAATATAGCTTAGCTACTAAAAATTAGTTTCATAATAATTTTTTATGTCCTTTCACTCACTTTTATCTTTTGCTTCCTTCGTAGAAAAATAAAGGATGGCAAAGCATATTACTATTGCATCATCATGGGGAGAACTTAATACCTGGCAATTAGAAGAGATTGTAAATCTATATCTCAACTATAATGAGGATAATTTTTCAGAATCATATCTGAAAATGATTTTTATTCTTTTCCAGAAGAAAAAGGGATTCTGGAGTTCATTAAAATTACAGTGGCTACTTAGAAATGTTCCTATTTCTACGTTATCAGAATTTGGTAAATTCTTACTGGAACCTCCAAAGCTTCATTCATTTCCGGATATATCAGGATTAAAAAAGCCCGCGGACCGTCTTGGTGATCTATCCATTAAGCACTTCAGTTTTATGGATCAGTTCTTCTATAACTGGATGGAAAATAAATCAGAAACCTATCTTCGTGCTTTAGTTGCATCAATTTATAGGCTTGGAGATACTTTTGATGAACAGAATCTTCCTGTTATTTCCAAGTTTACAGATAAGCTCAAAAAAAAACAATGGCAGGTTATCGGAATTACTTACATGTCATGTTTTAATCACTTATGCGAACAGTTTCCTGTGATTTATCCTAAATCAAAGCAACCGGCAGATGCTCCTAAAAAAAAGCCAAAGCATACACCTTTTTCTGAAATCATTATCAGCATTGTAATGGGTGACGAGCAGCAACCTCTCGGAAACCTTCATGAAAGCAATTCTACAAGGATATATGAATTTATGAATGTCTTCAGTAAAATTATTATTAAACAAGAAAAACTCGCACAAGAATATGCAAAGAGAAACTAATTCATACTTCAAGTTAAAAGACTATTTTGAAAATCTTACTAAAAGTTCACAATTTATAAAAAGCTTTGCAGGATATTTCAGAAGAGAATTGCTTAATAAAGAAGCATCCGATGATCTTGATGCTCCATACTTAACCATATTTGGATATAGTTTAGGGCTTTCGGGCCCTGAGCAGAATACCATAAGTGTAAGAAAAATAAGAATTGGTATAATGTATAATAATGTTCCAGAGGATGATTTCGAAGCACAATATAGAGCAATTGATAATGCTGAAAGCCATTTATTGAAAATATTAGCACGTATACGATGGGATAGCAGCCAGGAAAATCATTTTTTATATAACTCATTTATTAAAGATAGTGTTGAAATTTCTCCTGTAGAACTTACCTTAAATTCATTCGGTTCTGAATGTTATTTGGAACTAAAAAACTCTCAATCACTCAAATTAGAAGCAGATGATTGGAAGGATATAGATAGTATTTGTTCGTGATTTTTTATATTTTTTTGCACGAACGTCCAGCCCCGTAAGGCTGGATTTTCATTTTACGGTTTTCCACAGCTACAGAAAACAACAAAAGTGTATCTTTATTGAAAAATAATTTATGAAGAAAATATTATCCCTTTGTTTTATGTTAGTCATTATTTCATGCTTTGCCCAAGGCGCTTCTATATCATGGAAAAAAAGGATTAACACTCCTGTTTTAATCAATGGTGATACAATAAAAGTAAAAGATGAACTAAAAGTATTACTGGGAACAAATATAGATGGATCATTTAGATTTGTTCAGTTTTTAAATGGGATGAATGAACCAATAAAATCGGCGGACTCCAGAGCTTCAATGAAAAAACAGGAAGTAAAATTCTTTAAAATCGATGACGGCGTTTATTATGCTTTTACAAAATACTTTTGTATAAATTTAGAAGCTGCAATTTTATCTAAAGAGATTGAATTAATTAGAAACTAAACTATATCTATTTTATAAAATGTCATAAGCTTATTGTTTATGACATTTTTTTATGTACATTTGCAATGCGACATTTAATTATCTGCTCCTAGCTGATAAAATTTTTAAGAAAATATTTTGCGCTCCGTGCGTGTGGTTTATCTCTTGTAGATAATTAGATGTCGCAGTCCCACACAATCGGGGCGTTTGTTTTTAACTAAATATTAAATAAAATGCGACATCTAATTCAATCAGCTACAAAAAGAAGTACAAGTATTTTTGTAACACTCTTCAGAAAATCAAGAAAACAAGCTAAATTACCAACTCCAACTGCTTTTGGTAATTTGCATCAAGGAACAGTTACTTTACGAAAAACTTCAGACAATGCTTACATGGCTATGTTCCAAAGTTTAAAAACAAATCGCCGTGCGCATGCATGGGGAAATAGCTTTGAAATGGCTTATTCCGGAATGATTAATAAGTTTAATGAAAAATACTTTTAATCATGGCAAAAAATTTTAATACATCATTAGGCCAATGGTTAGAAGATAATATTTCTGTAATGAGCCAAAGTGCTGAAATGCGTGCTGACATACACGAAACTATTATGGATCTGGGAGCAGAAACAGAAGTTAGTGATCAACAGGCTAAACTCATACTTAGTGTACTTCAGTGTTACATTTCTCTTTACCATATTTGTGATCGGAATCCAAAGAGCTTTAGTGCTTTGCTAGAAATTCTCAATCCTAAAATTGAAAACAAAGATGAATGATTATAAGGAAGAAATGAAAGAACTATTCTCTAGATACTACTCTCCTGCAGGAGAAGGATATCAGAGAAAGTATATGTCTACGTATCAAGTTTATGCTATGTTCAAAGGAATCGTTCCTTCTACTCCATTCTCCGAAAATGATACATACGAAATCCTAAAAGAATTAGGGTATCAACAAGAATTGTATATATTGAAAACGGAAGAAGTTCTAGTTGAAGAAAATGATGAAGTTGATGAAGAAAAGGACATAAAAGAAGTAGGGAGAGTTTTCCGATGGGTTGTTTTTGAAATAGATCTGGATTAAGCTTTGTCTTTCGGTAAGGGGATATTGATACTTATTTTTGAATATGGAATATCAAAATGAAAAACAAATTGCCGACAAAGCTGTACAAATGCTTACAACAGCTTTACAATCCAAGACTTCTTCTTTTGCAGATCATATAAACCGATCAGAAGATGATGTTTCATTGAAAGATGCTGAAGCCAAGGCCACGGTAAAAAAGTATGGAACTAGAAGGGATGGAAATCAGACCATGTATATGCGAAAGCTCTCTATAAGAATGGGAAAACATGGTTTTGTTCAACAATATGGTGTAAATACAACAAGATCCGGAGGGACAAGAACAAGAGAAAAACCAAAGGAGATAACTTATGGATTTAAAGCTCATTATTTTGAAATGAAACCACAGCCTTTTATAAATGAAGCAATAGAACAATCGGGAGTAATTCCTTTTGTTATGGAAAAAATAACAAGTTTACGTTCAGAAGAAATTGTATTGAATGTAAAAAAAATTATGGAAAATCGTTAAATTTGAAGTAATGAATAAATTATTAAATTCTATAATTGGTATTGGTATTATTGCTATGGTGGCAATGTTTATCTTTTATCTATTATTCCTTATAGTTGCTTTTGCGCTAGGCATTAGTAATTAGTTGTATCATTCAAAAATTTAAAAAGGAAGGCATCTGTACATCAGATGCCTTTTTTAATGTCCTTTAGCCTGACCTCTCCCCGGCTCATCTTGCAGCAAATTATCAAGTAAGATGGCATCAAGAACAACTACGATTACTACTACAGGTGTACTGATTATTAATGGAAAGCAGGTTGAAGATACTTTTAATAATGTTTCCAGAATTACAAAAAAACTTGAAAGTGAGCTAAAAAAACTCACACCTGGTACACAGGCATTCATTAATAAAGCAGAGGAAGTAACACGAGCTAGAGAAAGATTTCAGGAACTAAAAGATGAAATCAACAAGGTTACAAAATCTGTTGAAAAATCTACTGGAGTTTTAGGGTTCTTCCAAAATGGCCTTATAAAGATTGGTGACACATTCCGGGAAGTTTTTACAGCAGATCTAGCCAGTAGATTCTTCGATGCCGTCATTAGCAAAGGTAAAGAAACAGTAGACCAATTGTTAAAAATTGCTGATGCAATGACTGATGTTCAGAAAACATCAGGGATGTCTCTTGATCAGGTAAAACAATTGTGGGATGACTTTGAGAAGATGGATACCCGTACATCTAAAATGGACAGACTGAAAATTGCTGAAATCGGAGGTCGATTAGGAGTTCCGATTGCTGAAATGAAATCCTTTGTTCAAGAGATTGATAAAGCTTATGTTGCATTAGGAGATAGTTTTGAGGGAGGTTTAGAAGGCGTAGTAGATCAACTAGGTAAGGTTAAAAACCTATTTGAAACTACCAAAACAATGTCCTACTCAGAGGCTATTAATCGTGTGGGTTCGGCACTTAATGTATTAGCGGCACAGGGTGTAGCCAGTGAGGGGAATATAGCTCAATTTGCAATGCGTGTAGGTACTCTACCGGATGCAGTAAAGCCAGCAATTGATAAAGTACTTGGATTAGGAGCTGCTTTCGAGGAATCTGGTATTGATGCTCAGATAGCATCTTCCGGTTTCTCCAACTTCATGAAAGTGGCTGGTGAAAATATAAAGGCTTTCGCTTATTCAATGCATATGAGCGAAAAAGACGCTAAAAATCTTCTTAATACTAAACCAGAAGAGTTTTTCTTACGATTTGCTCAGGGTATGAAAGGTCTGAAGGCTGATGAAACTGCAAAAGTGTTAGAAAGCCTTGGTCTTAACTCATTAGAAGTTCAAAAAGCTATTGGTGCAGCTGCAAATAATACGGATAAGTTCCGGGAATCAATGAAAACAGCAGCTGTAGAGATGGATAAAATGACATCTCTGCAGGACGAATTCAATCAAAAAAATAATAATGCTCCGGCTATTTTAGAGAAGCTTAAAAATGTATGGAATGATATATTCACTTCTACTAATGTTATTAATAAGTTCGAATGGCTTATACAGCTTATTGGATATCTTACCGGAGTAACAAGCACAGCTAGTGATGGTGTTCTTGTTTTTAAAGAGCGTCTAATTTTCTTATGGAATATTATAAAGGTAGTTACAGCGGCTTTACTAGCTTATAACACCGTTGTGCTGATCACAGCTATATCTCAAGGAAACTTAACTAAAATGACCTGGTTAAGTATAGTTGCAGACAAGGCTAAGGCAGCAGCATTGTTTCTGCAAAGAACGGCTTTACTTCTATATGAAGTTGCTCTAGGATTAGTTACCCTTAATTTACAAAGAGCCAGAATTGCAATTATTGCCTTTAATTCTGCTACAAAAATGAGTGGAGTCGGGATATTAGTTGCATTAGTTACTGCAGCTGTTGTTGCCTATTCGGTATTCAATAAAGAGCTGGATGAAACAACTAAAAAACAAAAACTTTTAAACCAGGTTAATAAAGAGGCTAATAATTCGATTATTTCAAACAAAACAGAACTTGAGGCACTTCTAAAGGTCGCCAGAGATGAGGCAGCTTCAAAGGAAGCTAGATTGGCTGCTATAAAAAAATTAAATCAGATTTCTCCGGAATACTTAGGTTTTCTAAATCTGGAAAACATTAACACCCAAAAAGCAACAGATGCTGTAAGAGCCTATACAGACCAACTATATAAGAATGCCAAAGCTAAAGTATTATCTAAAAAAATGGATGAAGCACTGGAAAAGGCTGAAGATTTAAAAAGGGCACCTGTAGCTGAAGCTGCAGGAAAAGACTGGTTGTGGAAGGCGACAGGTGGTGTTATGAAACTAACACCTTCAGATGCTCAGAACCTTGATCCTGATATGTTTAAGCAGATGGACAAGTGGACAAAAGATGTTAGTAGAGACTATGCTATTACCATGATGAAAAATTATAGTAGTTATTATGAAAAGAGAAACCAAAATGTTAATAAAGCATTAAAAGAATATTTTGATTTACAAAATGATTACGTGGATTTGGTAAAAACAGATCCATCTGTTATTAATACAAATGTACCTACTAATGTTATAGCTCCGGATAAGCCCAAGAAAAACAGAGAGGCAAACAAGGCTGCTAATGATTTAGAGCATTCTAAGGATGCTTATAATAAAGCTATCGAGGCCAAAACTGCTGCTGATAAAAAAATGTTGGAACTCCAACGTGCTTATGAAGATGAGAAAAATAAAATTATAGGAGAGTCATATACTAATGAGCTGAATCTTGCTAAAACTGAATATAACCGTCAGAAAGAAGATCTAATAGTACAAGCAACTGAGTTCAACAATAAAATAAATGAGAATAATACGGCAATTTCTAAGTTGTTGAGAGATAAAAATGAAACAAAATCTCCTGATGCTAAAAAAGGTTTTGATTTAGCTATCTCTGTACTAAATGAGACAAACAAGAAGTATCAAAATATAATTTCTACTAATAATAGTATTGAACAACAACTCGAAAAAACTCATCAAAATAATCTGCAAAAAATTCGAATTGAATGGGAATCTAAAGCATTTGAGAGATTTATACAGAATGAGCAATTAAGAATCGATAAAATCCGTAGTTCAGACGAAGAGGAAATCACAACTATTTCATCTTTAACAGAGGCCAAGATTAAATTGAAAAATAATGAATATTTAAAACTAACTGATTTAGAGTTACAGAATATTCAAAGTCTTGAAGAAGCCAAAACTGCTCTCCGTGAATCTGCTGATCGAAAGATGTTGCAGGCACAAATGGAATCTCTACAACTTCAGAAGGCAATGATGCTAGAAGATATCAAAAAATTATCTGGACCAGCTGCTGATAAACTTAAAAAAGACCTTGAAGAACTTGAAATTAGAATTGTTCAAATAAAGTCTACAATTAAAGGAGGAAAGGGACAAGATGAAAGAAAAGCCATTGAAGAAGGTAGACAAGCAATGGATCAAGTTGATATACTTGGTTTTTCAGCCACTCAATGGGCCGATATGTATAAAAATTTGGATAAAACAGAAGGAAAAATAAAAGCCATTCAAATGGCTACCCAAGCTTTATCTAATGCCTTTAGTTTATTTTCCCAGTTACAACAAAATCTTAATGAGCGTGAATTACGATCCTTTACTAGAAATCAAGACTCTAAGAAAAAATCATTATTAAAACAGCTTAATGATGGATATATTAATAATGAAGAATATCATAAAGGATTAGAATTATTAGATGCTGAAACTGATCGGAAAAAGAGTGAATTAGCTGTGAAACAAGCCAAAGCACAAAAAATTCAATCATTAGCACAAATAGCAATGAATACAGCTACATCTATTATGAGTATTTGGGCACAAGTTCCAAAATTCGATTTTGGAGTTTCAGCTGGATTATTAACTGCTTTTGTAGCAGGATTAGGTGCAGCACAAGCCGCTGTAGTTTTATCAACTCCGTTACCTGAATTCGATACCGGAGGCTACACGGGAAGCGGTTTTGGTACTCCAGACTCTTCAGGTTACAAGCCGGCTGGGATTGTTCATGAAAACGAATGGGTTGCTCCAGAGTGGATGCTATACAATCCACAAACTGCGAGAATTATTGATTATCTGGAAACGGTAAGACAAGGGAAAACATCTCCTTATGCTGAAGGTGGTAAAACTACAGATACTAAAACACCTGATACTTCAATTAATCCTGGGATTATGCAGATGGACCCACAACTGGTATATGTCCTTTCTCAGATATCTGACTTTTTGGAATATTTGAAAATTAATGGTGTAGATGCATGGGTAATTGCTAATGAGGAGAATGGTAAAGAAATGAAAAAGGCTATTAAATCATATGATAAAATAATAAATGGAGCCAAAGCAAGATAATCTTTTTCAGAATTTAGAAATATTCGATTGTCTACTTCTCAATGAATATTGTGATAGTATTTATAACTCATTATCAGATAATTTCGGAGATACTTCCGGAATTATTCTGGGAGGTTCTGTTGCAAGAGTTCTGGATGGATTAACCGGATATGAGCCAAAGGATATTGATTTTATCATTAAAAACCAATATGTATACAGATTCCTGCAGGCTAATGTCAGGATGCTATTTCCGGAATTTAGTATTGTAGAAGACAATATGCGAATTATAATATTTACCGGTATTGTGGCAATAGAATTATGGAAAGGCGGAACCATCTATGCTACACAAGAAAAATTGTATAAAAATAAACTCAGCTATATCGTATGAGAATGAAAACCATTGAGCAATGCTCATCAATCAGTCTACAATGGCAATGTTCCTATAATAAGGAACCAATTAATGATTGGATAATTAACCCGCAAAATCCATCTTTTGTTTGGAGTAAAGGAGCTAGTTATCCAAGATCTTTCTCCAGACAAATTCAGGTTCCAGAGCTTCAATATGTTTATCCACAATATGATTCATTTAAATTTAGAGTATTTATTAATGATTCTGCTCCAAGTCAATGGTTATCATTGCAGAACGATAAACTTGTAGGATCAGATCTTCATTTGCAACCCGGAGAAAGCACTACTTTTCAATATGGCTTTTTAAACTTAGATTCTCTACCAACGGGTGAATATGTAAATACTATTAATATAGTGGCCATTGGTATTAAAAATGGTGTGGAAACTGAGATTACAGCTGAGAATATATATAGCTCAGGTGCTATTAAGATTTCTATATCGGGGACCGGTTCCGGTGGGGGTGAAAATCCTGATCCCGGAACAGGCATACGTCCTGATAAATCAATATATAGACTTATTTACAATAAACAAACACAAGTCCTATCCGGGGATCTTAATTTTAAGGTACTTGGAAACGAAAATAATAAAACACTGTATGTTGAAGATGTTAACTGGCCCATACGAGAAGATATACGAGGACTTGTTCCATTGCAAATTGATCCACGACAAGTAAGCTCCAATAATAATACTGGTGTATTTAAACCTTATGAAATGGATTCTATCAGTCTAAATCCTTCTACAGAGGATGGAATATGGAATGTATCATTCAGGATTCTGGACGAAAACAGAAATGTAGTAATCAGTTTTCCGGTTGAATTAACCAAAACTAATGGAAATTCATTCGAAGTTTCTCCTGGTAGTATCATTAAATCAATAGACAAATCTGAGGATAATACAACTGAAGTCAAAGCTATATTATCAAATCCTAATAACTTAGATATCTCAGTTTCTACAATTCCGAATTTCATACAATCTGTGAACATCACAGGAAACGAAATTAAAATTCTGATCAAACCAGGGAGTTCTTTAACGCTGGGAAATTATGATGGAGACATTATATTATCTGGTGGATCTGTAACCAGAAAAATTAATATAAAGGTAACAGTCGTTAACTTTATTCAATCAGATTTCTCTGGAGAATTATACTATTTTGCATTAGACAAAAGAAAAATAAAAATAACCAGGTCAAGTATTTTAAGTACTAAAATTTATATGAAACTTGAAATGTTTTTCTCCGGATATGGTAAACAATATCAGGATATACAAGAGTTTCAATTGAGTTATTTTCAAGGCACTGCTGAGTTCGACCCAGGTAAAGAAGTACAATCATTTTTTATAAAAACTCAGGATAGTCTTCCTGCCGGAGATTTTATAGCTTATGGATTAGCACAGGTTAAAATATCTTTTACAGAAAGAAAAGATGATAACTCGGTAATTAATACTTACAATTTGCCAAAACTATATTTTTCAGCAGGTAAAAAACCAAAATGTTTTCCTTTATTGACTGACTATCCTATCAGAAGAACATTTAGTAATAGTCAAATATTAATTTCAACGGATTTATTATATAAGAAAGAACAGATAAAAAATTTAAGCAATATTTATTCGGAACCAAAACCCGATGAAACCCTAACAGCAGCTATTAAAACATATTTATTCAATCGAAATAAATTCGCTATAAGTTTAAAAAATAAAATTATATCAAATGGTTCAGTTTCATTGGTACCTATGCCAGATCCAAATAGTATAGCACACATTTACTGGATAAATCAAAACTTAGTTTTTGATTGGTTTTCTGCATCTGGTTTTAATTCTATTGTTTCAGAATTTGAACATACTATTTCGGATAATTATAAAGATGGTAAAGATGAAAAATACACTTCAACACAAAATGATACTCTAAAAATAAATACCGGATGGGTCTTATATGAAGAAAGGGAGCTGATTGATGATCTGTTAAAATCTCCATTCTGCTTGGTAGATGTTGACGGAAAAATATTAAAATGCCTTCCGAACGGGAAGAAAAATGAGCTTAAAAACAGCTCTGAAACAATGTTTTCAATGACTTTAGAATTTAAAAAATTGAGAGATGAATGATAGAATAATCGGGGAAAACTTCATTATTGATCTTACGAATGTCAAAAATTCTATAACAGAAGAAAATCCCCGCTTCAAAGATACCTTTTGGTCACTATACTCCTTACCCTTTGATATTTATGTAAATCGAGACATAATATCTACTATGGGGAACTATTCGTCTCTGCATGCAGTGGGATTAAAAAGGTTTCATGATGTGACACATATTTTTGAAGGCAGAATAAGAAAAGCTAAACTGGAAATTTTGGATATTACAGATCAACTAATCAAAGTTCAGCTTAATTCTGGCTTTGAGGATCTGCCTAATTTCGAAAAAAAATTAAATGAATTACCTTTTGATAAAATAACTGTAGCCGATATATACAATCATGCAAACAAAATTGTAAACAAAAAGTATCCGGAGGTCAACTATAATTTCCCTAAGCTTATTACTGATGAATATGATCTGAATTCTCAGCAATGGAAATATTTTGACGGTTTAATTAACAACAGAACTACACCACGGACAGGAGGCGCAAAGGTATTTCCCAGAAATGAGGTTATAGATGGATTTGATGTTGCTAACAGAAATATTATACACCCTTTACCCTACTTACTCTATGTATTAAAAATAGGATTCCAGGATGCAGGTTTTATTCTGCAGGGTGACATCCTTACAGATCCAATTTTATTACAACGTACAATCTATTCGGGAACAAAATATTACACTACAGGAGATCAGAAAGAAGTAAAATTAATAATTACCGATGAAGACTATACAGGATCATATCCTGTAGCAAACTACTCAAAACAAATTCCTATTTCTGCGCCCGGTAAGTACAGATTCAAAGGAAGGTTTTTAAAAGCCGCAAATGAAACTGTAAAAATTTATAAGAACAATACCTTGCTTAGAGATGTTCAGGGAGACGGTGTTATAGAATTTAATGACCTAGAAATTAATATTTCTATAGAAGAGGCTATTAAAACTGCAATAATTAAAATAGAATTTGCAGGCCAATACCATAATAACGAATACGACAATGAAGGTAAAAATATTGGAGTTGCCCAGATTCAGATTAACCCCATAAGACAGCACTCTGATAATGGAGATCCTATTCCGTTTGTCTTCAATGAAAATGCTGTAGATATTGCAAGAGCTCTTCCGGAATGGACCTTTGGAGAATTGGCAACTGCTATCAAGAATCTAAGAAATTACGATCTTATTTTCGACGGGGCTGTAGTATATATGAATAGGATCAATATTCAACCAAATGATGATGTTATTGACTTCCGGGAGTTTGAAATAGAAAAACCTACCAGAAAATTTACGGATAAACAATCATTTCTTATAAAGTTTCCGGAAATAGATGGTGAAGTTTCAGAAGATATATTTTTTGATGAAAATGGATATCAAATAGGAAAAAAGGGAAATGAGACCACTACAGAAGTTCCTATTAATGTTTATCCGGTTAAAATCAAAACATACAGAGCTATTGCAACGGCCAAGCCTGTTCCGGATGGTAGTATGCTCCAGCTAGTTTTTTATGATGGCTTAAACTCTACTGGTGACAACCATGCAAAGAACCCAACAGGCCTTTCTGGAAAAGAAATAGCTGAAGATTTAAAAACATGGTACATCAATAGAGTAACTAATAATGGATTTACCTGGTCTTTTCTTGTTGAAAAAAATAAGATCCGGAATGTGAATATTCGATCTGAAATTTATGCCTACGGCCGTAGACTATGGATTAAGCAAATTGTAAAAAATAGCATATCAGCAGTCGGTTATCAGGTCGAAATTACTACTGAAGGAATGGATTAAATAGTGTATTTGTCACCACCTTTTTTTTGGTGACAAATACTTATTCATCTATAATTTCAGGTATTTAATCAAGTAAAGTCATTGATTTAACAACATCTCCTTCAACAATATGTACATATACCATAGTTGTTTTAATATCTGAATGCCCTAACAAAACCTGTAAATCTTCAACTTTACCCCCTTTTCTAAGGTAATTAGTTGCAAAAGTATGTCTTGCCACATGACATGTTACATGTTTTTTAATGCCTAATAAAACACAAATATCTTTTATAGTTTCATTGATTGTTTTAGCAGTTATTTTCTTTACAAATAGCTTTGGATCATTATCCAGAATATTTTTACAAGTAGTATTAGTCATTAAAACTTGGCTTTTATTAGATTTTTGATTCCAAAAATTAAAAACTGTATCATTAAGTTGGTGTCTTTCCATACTTAGTAAATCTTCAATTCGTTGCCCCGTCATACAATTAAATAAGAAATATCCTAAAGTGGAAAAATGAGCAGGTTTTATGAAAGATGAATAATAATATGATTTCATTTTTTCAACTTCTTCCAAAGTTAAATTTGTTCTATGTGATCTATGTTGTCTTATTTTTATATCATCAAGATCAATATTTACCAATAAGCCTCTTTTTTTTGCTAGTTTAATGTAGTGTTTCAATATTTTTATATTGTTGTCTATAGTAACTTCTTGGTTATCTTTTTTAAGTTCCAACCACTTTCTAAATTTTAGGAGCCATTTTTCATTAATTTCCACAAATAGTATAGAACTCCGATATTCTTTTAATTTAGTTAATACGGCCTTGTGATTTTTCTTTGTGTTATCTTTAATTCTCTTAAATAGCATTTCATATTGCATAAAAGAAATAAAATCAATTGACAAGTCAGGTTTTTTGAGTAATTCCGCACACTTATCTACAGTTAAAACCTCTCCAGAAAGACGAAATTGAATTTCTATCTTATTTATTTGAGATTTTACATCATCCAAAAGCAGCTTATAATCATCATAAAACTCATAATTTCTAGAAACAAAACGCCTTTTGTTATCCCAATCTTTTGGATGTAAGTATAATTCCACAGGAATCCTTTTCCGTTGTGTGTGAATGTACAAATTAAGGTATAATGGATATTTACCTTCTTTGTTCTTGTGATCTTTTTTTAAATAAAATGAAAATTTCATAGCATACATATTTGGTTGTTGCTTATGAAATCCCGATAAATACTGATAAGTGCCAATCATATCTATTAATTTTTAAATATAACCGGCTGTTTTTGTCACCACTTTTTACATCGGTGTCAAAGCTAGTGACAAAAAAAAAGAAGTACCTACAAAGAATATTCCTTGTAAAAACCTCTTAAAATACTGTAAATGTTATTATTCCGTTTGTTCCTTTAAAAAAAGAAAGCCACTTTTAAAGTGGCCTTCTTGACCTGGTGAGCGCGGGAGGAGTCGAACCCCCAACCTCTAGAGCCGTAATCTAGCACTCTATCCAATTGAGCTACGCACCCGTTTAGGTCTGCAAATATAGTACTTTTTTCATTTTTTAAATAATGAATGCAGTTTTTTATGTCATCAGGTTTCCTATTTTTTCTGTTTTCTTGCAAAAAAACATAGGCTGATTTTCTGAAAGAAGATACTCAGATTTCTCAACGACTTCATTTTAAAGCTATAAAACCTATTCTGGAAAAACTAGAAACCGAAGGAAAGACCTTTATCAAATTGGAGTTGCCGGCAGCCCCATTTTTCATCCTATTTTAATATCAATATTTTTATTTCTTTCTATTGGATGTTCTTTATGATCTAAAGCATAAGTTTTAATTGTACGATCAGTTGTATGCTCAGCTAATTCTTAAGCTTTATGGTAATCCTAAATTTTTGATACCAAATACTTCCGTCTCTTTATATGATATATACTAAGCTTTTTAGGTAAAATTCAGGAAAGATCTGAGGGGAATAATGATTTATACTGGATCAATTTAAATTGACAAAAAATAAGCTACTGCTTATAAGAATTTTTGAAAAAAAGATAAAAGAAATCAACTCCTGAAAGTTAAAAGTTTAGTTTATATAAAACCAAGCTTGTTGACCTTTAATTTTATGAAATATATAAAATAAATATTTTAAATGTATGATTATCAGTTTTTAAATGTTGTTTTGTTGGTTTAATTTTAATGGGTTTATTCTGTAATTATTAATGCTACTTGTTTTTATTAACATTTTTTTTATCTAATCTTGCTATGTCAAATAATCATCTAGGTTTGGTATTTAGAACATTAAATTTTATTACATACCAAATCTTACTGAATGGACTCTCATTTATATCATTTGTTTGTTAAACAATTTCAAGACAAAATTCAGTCTTTTTATTGTTTTTTAGGGTACTTCTTTAATGAGGTACCCTAATTCAAATTAACAATTCTAATTCATTTAAACGAAACAAAACATATGCAATAGAGTTAGCTGTTTTTTATACCTTCTATGAAAAGGCTTAACCATCTATTAAAAGTGAATATCCAATTAAACAATAAAAAATATATAGAATTATGGGATTTGTCAAAGAATTTAAAGAATTTGCGATTAAAGGAAATGCTTTTGATTTAGCAGTAGGTGTAATTATAGGAGCTGCTTTCGGTAAAATTGTAACTAGTATAATTGATGATTTAATTATGCCAATTGTAGCTGCTATAGTTAGCAAACCTGACTTTAGTAGTATATACTATGCTATAGGGAGGGGGGCTAAACTTATTCCTAGAGGGGCCACTTTAGCAAAAGCAAAAGAAATAGCTCCTGATGCTGCGATATTTGCATATGGAAACTTTATTACTATTGCTATTAATTTTTTGCTATTAGCTTTTGTTGTATTTTTAATGGTAAAGAGCATAAACCGGCTTAAGAGTAAACAGAGTGAAGAGCCTAAAATGGAAGTCTCAACAACAGATGTATTATTAGAAATACGTGATGAGTTAAGAAAAAAATAGTATGAAAAATAATTTATTGTTGGCTGCAGCTATTTGTTTAGGAGCTACAGCTCTTAGTGCTCAGGAAAAAACCGCTGAAGCACCCAAAAACGATACTGTAAAGGCATGGTCTGTAACCGGACAAAACACTTTATTGC